CTTTCAATGTGGAAATTGAGGATGGGGAAGCCAGTCGTATTATCCAAGTCTATAGAGAGACTTATGACTGGATACCGCAGTTGTGGAGACAAGCGGGGTCAGCGTTAGATGCAATACTTGCTAACCAAACTACTACGCTAGGTCGTGGTGGAATATTGATTGTTGAGGGTGCTAAAGGTATCCGTTTACCAAACGGGCTGTATGTAAAGTACCCCAACCTACGCAAGATGCGGAACGAGCAGGGTAAAGACGAATACGTCTACGACACTAAGAAGGGTAAGGCAGTTGTGCCTAACAGGATATATGGGGGCAAGGTCATTGAGAACGTCTGCCAAGCCTTAGCCCGAATCATTATTGGCGAACAGATGTTACAAGTAGCAAAGAAATACAAAGTAGTAATGACAGTGCATGATGCGATTGCTTGTGTAATACCAGAGCAAGAGGCGGAAACAGGGCAAGAGTATGTTGAGATGTGCATGAGGATGCGACCCAAGTGGGCACAGGATTTGCCGTTAAGTTGCGAATCAGGAATGGGTAAAAGCTATGGTGAATGCTAATGGATGAATATAACGTCAAGGTAACTGTTAGAAACAATCTTATCCTTAAAGCTATCAAAGATTTTGGGTACACCAACCTTAATAATTTTGCTAAGGCTACTGGTGTAGGTATTACTGGGCTATACAGTTTAGTTAATCTTATGGAGCCGCCTGTTGGTGTTAAAGGTGAGTTTATTAAACCTGCTAAAGATTTAATGGAAGTGCTTGGCGCTTGCCCTAGTGAGCTATGGACAGATGAGCAGTTAACCTTAAGGCTAGACTCTAATCGAACCGAAAGAGTAATGAGCAAAGAGGCACTCCAAATAACTTTGCAATCTAGCGCAAGAAGTCTTATTGGGCTCGACTACCCCGAACAAGAAATGGTAGAACAGGAAATGGTTGAAATAGTAAAAGATAAACTAGACAGCCTTACTCCAAGAGAAGCACAAATATTGCGCATGCGGTTTGGGTTTGATGGGGGTATAGGGCATACGTTGGAAGAAATAGCTGACATATTTGAGGTTACTCGAGAGACTATACGTCAGATTGAAGCTAGAGCATTACGTCACATGAGACACCCAACAAGGTCAGATGATTTAAAACAATTTGTAGAGGAATAAACATGAATAAAGATCATATGATTAGAGTAAGAGTGGATACAAAAACAAAAGAAGCGGCTGACGCAATTTTTAAAAAGCATGGAGTAAATATGTCAATAGCTATACGAATGTATTTACATCAGATAATAAATAAGGCACAAAACAAATGAGCGAACAAGACCTAAGAGATTGCTTTGCAATGTTTGCTTTGAACGGTATTTTGTCTTGCAATTATGATGTTGGAGAAAGCCCAGCAGTACTAGCTTATAAATATGCTGATGAAATGCTTGAAGCAAGGAAAGAAAATGACGGAGAAGAACTTGGAATCGCAGCAGTTAAACCCAAACGTAAATACCTTAGACGCAATCCCCGATAAAGGTAAGAAGTTTTGTACTAACTGCGCCCTTATGAAACCTGAAGTTGGTGGTGAAATTGTAGTAACAACAAGAAGTAGATGGCGATGTGCAACATGCAAAGCTAGAGCGTCTGTTCGTAAATACGAGAGTAAAAAGGAGAAATATAAGTGAGAAGACTAATTTTATTATCATGCGGTTTATTGGGGGCATGCTCATCGCCCTACGTAGACAATTCCAAACTACCCGATACTAAAGTAGTGGTAGAAAAAGAACTTACACAAATGAGTCGTAGTCAAGTTATTATGGCTGTGCACGAGTGCGACTCTAGCGGGCTTAGACCAGTAGTTATTATGTCTAGACGCAAGATAAATGGCTACTTATCTGATGTTCCTGTCGATGTAACTTGCATGCCTAAATTTGGAAAATAAACAATGCCAGCTTGGTCATATAGCAGTCTTAAAACATTCCAACAATGCCCTAAGAAGTATTACCACCTTAAGGTAGCTAAGGATGTCAAAGACGAAGGTAGCGAAGCCACAATATACGGCAAGGAGCTACACAAAGCTGCTGAAGACTACGTACGTGATAACGTACCAATACCACCTCAGTTTGCGTTTATTCAAGCAACTCTAGATGCGCTTAAGAACATCCCGGGTGAGAAGCATACTGAGATTGAACTAGGTGTAACTAATAAGAACGGCAGACTTAATCCTTGCGGGTTTTACGACAAAGATGCGTGGTATCGAGGGATTGCTGACTTGCTAATTATTAACGGCAACGAAGGTTATTTGGTTGATTACAAGAGCAGTAAGAATGCCAAGTATGCAGACTTAAAACAATTAGATTTACTAGCGGCGGCGGTGTTTATACATTACCCTCAGATTAATAGTCTTAAGTCTGCTTTGATATTCGTAGTTAGTAACGAATTTGTTAATAAAGAACACAGTTCAATGCACAAGCTAGCCTACTTTGAGCATGTGCGGTTTGACCTAGAACGGCTAGAAAAGGCTATGGAGACAGGGGTATGGAACGCAGTAGCGAGTCCATTATGCGGTTGGTGCCCTGTTAAAACGTGCCACAACTATCGGGAGAGAAGGAAATGAGCACCAATGAAAGGTATGGCATGGAACACTGCCCACTAAGCGTTAAAAAGCCCGAGTTTAAGTTCCACCATCATGAGCCTGCATCTAACTTTATGATTGAGTTTGGGGTGGGGCACGACGCATATAAAACCTCTTGCGAGAGCTATATAGACGTAGATACAAGCAATGGTGGTGGATACCCCCTAGAAGTAGCAATACGGGTACATGGGACGTGGCATGTGGTTGAAAGCACAGGGGTGCGCATCAAGATTCCTGGGCAGTACGAGAAGGACGCATTTAAATACGCTATCCAAAAAGCAGGCTTGTTGACTTTGCCACTTTACGGCAAAATGAAGACTGCCGAAGAATATTGGGAAGAACAAGATGCCATACGTGAACAAACCTAGACCATACAAAAAAGAATACGAACAGTATCAGGGTAAACCCGAACAAATAAAAAATAGGGCTAAACGTAACACAGCCCGTGCGGAGCTAATGAAAGAAGGAAAGGTACACAAAGGGGATGGAAAAGACGTTGATCATGCAAAGCCTCTCAGCAAGGGGGGAACAAGTGCTAGGGGCAATCTCAAGGTTAAATCCGCTAGCGCAAACCGTTCGTTCAGTAGAAACTCAGACCACACGGTCAAACGGAATGCCTCAAAAAAGTAGCATCCTTACGGACTATAATTGGCCTGGAAAATTTAAGCCTTTTGCACACCAAAAGCAGACTGCCGAGTTCTTAACATTAAACCGTAAGGCTTTTTGTTTTAACGAGCAAGGTACGGGCAAAACGGCTAGCGTAATATGGGCAACCGACTACCTAATGAACTTAGGTGTCGTACGTCGTGTGCTTGTGATTTGTCCTTTATCCATTATGAAGTCTGCATGGCAACAGGACTTATTTAAGTTTGCAATCCATCGTACATGCGACGTTGCTCATGGCGACCCTAAACAACGTAAAAAAATAATTAACGCTGGCGCTGAGTTTGTCATCATCAACTATGACGGTGTTGATATTGTTAAAGAAGAGTTGGTAAATGGCGGGTTTGACCTAATCGTAGTAGACGAAGCAAGTGCCTATAAAAACGCACAGACAACCCGTTGGAAGACACTCAGAGACATAGCTAGTCAGGTTAAGGGTATGTGGATGCTTACTGGTACTCCAGCAGCACAATCCCCCGTAGACGCATTTGGCCTAGCCAAGCTTATTAACCCAAATGGCACCCCTAAATTTTATGGGCAGTTCCGTGACCAAGTTATGTACAAAGTAGGTACTTATCGCTGGATACCAAAACCCCAAGCACAAGCTGTCGTGCATAAAGTGTTACAACCCGCCATTCGGTTTGAGAAAGACCAGTGCTTAGATTTACCTGACGTAACCTTTGTAGAACGAGATGCTCCGCTTACTGCTCAGCAAATGAAGTATTACAAACTGCTTAAAAAGCAAATGCTAATTCACGCAGGTGGAGAGCAAGTCACTTCAGTAAACGCAGCCACTAACATTAACAAGTTACTACAAATATCCGGCGGTGCGGTGTATACCGATACTAAAGAAGTAATTCAATTTGATGTATCCAATCGATTACAAGTGATTAAAGAGGTTATTGAAGAAGCGTCACACAAAGTACTGGTATTTGTTCCATTTACACACACTATAGAACTACTTAACACCTATCTAACCAACTCTGGCATAACGTGTAACGTTATTAATGGGCAAGTGCCTATTAACAGAAGGCACGACATAATTCAAGATTTTCAAAACACCGAAAATACTAGGGTCTTGATAATACAGCCCCAAGCGGCGTCTCACGGGTTAACACTAACTGCTGCCAACGTAATCGTTTGGTATGCTCCTGTGACCAGCGTAGAAACATACTTGCAAGCCAACGCACGTATTAACCGCCCAGGGCAAAAGAACCCTATGACTATTGTGCATATTAAAGGAAGCGAAGTAGAAGCTAGGCTGTACAAAATGTTACAAAACAACATAAATAGTCACACAAAAATAATTGACTTATATAGACAAGAAATTGAAGAAATAGCTTGACATTGTCAAAGTCATTGGTATACTAGTAGTTCGTAGTTAGAAGGAGCTAGAAATGGAAGCTGTAGTTAATGATTTACATGAAGTACCAGCAGACAAACTTGCCGAGATCTACATCAAGATTAGAGACAAAAGAGTCGAGCTTAAAGAGAAGTTTGAAGCAGAAGACACAGCATTGAAAGAGCAACAAGATTTACTAGCGCAAGAGATGCTAGAAGTCTGTTACGAAAACAACGCTGATAGCATTAAGACACCAGCAGGGACAATCATTCGTAAAGTGGATACACGGTACTGGACGACGGATTGGGATTCTATGTATCAGTTCATACAAGAACACGATGCATACCCCCTGCTCGAGAAGAGGTTA